CGTACTGTGATGATGGAAGAGTGAAGTTTAAAATGGAAGGAACCCGCTCTAGTGGGGACCTGAACACTTCGCTCGGTAATTGCATCATCATGTGTGGATTGGTATATGCGTATGCCGCGCATAAAGGTGTTGACATAGAGCTCCTTAATAATGGAGACGACTGTGTGGTGATACTTGAGGAGAACAACCTCGACCATTTCATGGCCGGGCTCGACGGCTGGTTCCGTGAGTACGGCTATCGTATGACTGTCGAGGAGCCAGTATTCGAACTCGAACGGATCGAGTTCTGCCAATCAAAGGTAGTTTTGGTTGACGGCGTGCCTCGGATGGTGCGCAATCTGACAAATGTTCTCAAGAAGGATCCGATGTGTTTGATACCCATCCAGGGCCCAAGCGTTTTACAGCAATGGTATGGTGCTGTAGGCGACTGTGGGTTGTCCATTACATCTGCTCTCCCTATTCTCCAGGAGTATTATCAGATGTATCGACGTAGCGGGAAGGATTACTCGGCGGGTTTTCTGCAGCATGTGCAGAAGAACACGGCTCATTTCGAAAGGATGAGGGGGATGCCGAAGACAGAAGCCATAGTTAGTGCAGCAACACGCTGTAGCTTTTATTATGCCTTCGATGTGTTACCGGCTTACCAGATAGAACTGGAACAGCTGTTCCTCAGGAGCAGACTGTCTATCGTAGTGGAAGATGCTTTGCATTGTGATTTGTCGGTCGATAAGTACGACAACTGCCCACCTTCTATGGTGCAGTATTTATTTTAGGATGCCGGCCCTGAAATAATTTCGACATTATTTCACAAGCAAGATTTTCTCCCGCAATTTCTGTGGTCCTTACTACTCCGACGGTAAATTTCAACCCTCGGTTGTGGAAGCGACTCTCACAGCGTACGACGACTTCGATTTCACTTGTCTGCAGCACGACGTAGCATTAGCTAACGCCGTGACTCAGCAAGACGTGCTCGCAGCCGATTCCCAGTTCTATAACGAGAATTACAAACACGGCGGACTCCGTCAATTCTCGGCTATCATGGTCCGGAACATCAATCCCATACTTTCCAACAAACAACCACGCTTACGTGGTTCCGCAACCCCGGCGAAACCTAACACACGCCGAATGGTTCCAGTTGCTACGGCAGCGATGCC